TCACGAAATTGGGATTGCCCATCGAGAAGGCGTATTGATTGAAGTCGATCAAGAGCACGATGTTGGTGGGCATCGTCACCGACTGCACGACCGGAATCCCCGCGAGGTTCCCCGCTGCGGTCTCGGGGAACTGCGGCGAGCCGGTTGCCGTCAGCAGCATCGACACGGCGAACCAGTTCTTGGGGTGCATGATCCAGCGCGGATTGGCGCCCATGTTCTGCGTCGCCATGGCGGTCAGCATGACCTTGATATCGGTCACGATGTTCGCCGCGGTCGCGCCCGAGCTCGCGCGCGTGTCGCCGGCCACGAGACCATTCCTCGCGCCTGCCGGGGCTGTGGCGCTGCCGGCGGTGTTGCTGATGAAGAGCGTATCGAGCGCCAGGCCGGTGTCCTGCACGATCGCGTTCTGGAAATAGCTCGCGAGGTCGATCGTCGAGCGCGCCAGCATCTCTTCGGTCGCCGTCAGGATGACCGCGCACGATTTCGGCGTGAGCGACTTCGAGGTGAACGTGAGCCCGCCAACGCGTATCGGCGCGCCTTCCGCGCGGAACGCGCCTGCCGCATCGGTCAGCGTGCCCGCGCGAACCGGCACGTAGATCGAATTCGCGCCGGCGAACGAGTAGCTATTCGCCGCCGGGATGACGCGCGGCAGGATCGCCGCCGGGCGCAGCATCTCCTGCAGTTGCGCGTAGCTGATCCGGGTCAGCTCCTGCGCGTAGCCGGGGACGGTCGTCATCGCCGGGTTCTGCGCCGCCTTCACCATCGTCTCGATCGCCTGCGAGCCGGGGAAGCGCGTCTCGGCGACGCGCTCCATCGCCATCGACTTCACGCGCGACTCATAGGTGACGAGCGCCATCTTCCCGAGCAGGTTCTCGGTGTCCTTCGCGTTGTCGCGCTTGACGAGCGCGGCCGCGGCCGGTCCGTCCTGGGCCCCGCGTGCGAGTCGCGCTTCGGAGCTCTTCAGCGTCGTCAACTTCCCCTCGAGCGCCTGCACTTCGGCGTCGAGCTGGTCGGTGACCGCCTTCTGTCCGGTGAATTCGTCCGTGGCGATGTCGATCTCGCCCAGTTTCTGCGTTGCCTCGATCAGCCTGTCGCGCGCTGCCACCAGCGCGGCCTGGGTATCGACGACGAGTTCTGAAACGGTCTTCATGGGGTTTGCCTTGGATTTGGAACTGCTAACGGCAAGTGCCGGGGGTTGCTTCTGCTGCATGGAATCGGCGCTCGCTGACAGGTGTCCGGCGTCGTTCCACGTGAAACCGAGAGACTTCGCAATCTGCATCGCGCGCGGGTGCGCCGGCGCCGTGACGAGGGAAACCTCGAGGAGATCGATGTCATTGAAATGCATCCCGCCGTTCTCCTGGAGATCGCCCTTGCCCCTGAAGCCGATGGACGCGCCCAGGGGCACGCCCTCGTCGAGCCAGGTCTTCACGAGCTGCGCGAGCGGCGTCGAGACGAACCTGATGCCGCCGACCAGCGTGTCGCCGACGACCTTCAGCGCGTCCCAGTAGCCTATGACCTTGCCGTGCTCGTGCTCGAGGAGCGCGGGCAGGCGCTTGCCGACCCAGCGCTTGTAGGCCTTCGGGTCGATCGTGTCCCTGACCCGGTCGGGCGTTGCGGCGGAGAGGATGAAGCGCGCGTCGTCTTCCGGCGCGGCGGACTTCTCGATGAGAAGCGGGTGGTGCCTGGTTGCGCTGTCTACGACAACTTCGGGCGGCACGGGTAGCTCCGGAGAGAGCCACCGACCGCTTGCGCGATGGATTTACGCTGTGATTGATCGTCCTGCTTGCGCCGTTCTTCCTCGCGCTCGCGCCTGCCGGGCCGATTGGAGGTCACTTGGGGCGGGGCCTTCCCCTCCCCTTACCCGGTGCCCGCCGAGGCGTCCTGGGCGCTTCAGGCGAGGCGCAGGGGCATCGCTGATATGTCCTGAACATGCGCGGGATTGTGCGCGCGAGTCCGGGCGCCGCGCCACCCAAGAATTATTGGGTGTGCGGCTCACTCGCCGGGCCAGAAGCAGAAACCACAGAAAAATAGGGTTCACGTGGAACACTGCACAGCCAGTCGCGCACGGCCAGGATGCGCCGGGCGGAACGATCGCGCGGTTCCTGCGTGCGGCCGCAGCGGATCGCGGCGATGGCCTGCTCGGAGACTCCCACGGCGCGCGCGAGCTCGGCCATCGTTAGACCGAGGGAGTCTATTTCATCGACGACCGCCGGCCAGTCGACAGCATCGCAGGAGAGCGCCGCCCTGGCTGCACCCAGTTCGATTTCGCGTGGCATCTGATCCTCCCGTCAGGCAATCAGTGCACCAACGTCGAACGCAGGCGCCGTCACCATGAAGACACCTACAGCCATCACCGCGGCGACCAGCGGGTCGATCCGCTGCGTCGTGTGCGACTTGTCGAGCTTCCTGTTTCCCGCCGCATCGCGCACCACGATCGCGCTGGCGGCCGCCATGTTGAGCAGCGGATGGGCGCCGTGGCGGATGCGCCCCTGCAGGAGGAGCGTCTCGAAGTGCTCCACGCGCGGACTCATCGACTGGTAGCCCTGGCCGACCTCGGACCAGGTGCTAACGACGAAGCCGTTACGCTCGGCGGCGCTCTTCGCCTCGACGATGCGCCAGCGGTCGAACGCGCACACATCGACCCGTACGCCCATGTCGTCCAGGCGGATCCTCAGCCACTGGAAGAGGAAGTCGTAGTCGATCGTGGCACCTGGCACCGCGATCAGGTGCCCGCTTCCGACCCAGGCGGTGTATGGTGCCCGGTCCCGGAGCTCGCGTTCGGGCAACCCGCGCTCGGGCGTGAAGACGAACGGCAGGAGGTGCACGCTGCCGGCGTCGTCCTGGGCGGCCAGCACGCACGCGGTAAGGTCGTTACGTTGCGAGAGGTCGAGCCCGGCGGCCACCGTGCGCCCGTCCGCGAAGATCGCCTGATCAGGAGCGGCGCCGCATGCCTTCCACACCGCCGGGGCGAGCCACTGGTGCTCAAGCGCCACGCGCTGGTTGAGGACGTGGTTGCGGTACGCCGCCTCGGCGCCAGGCAGGCGCTTCGCCTCAGCCGCCTGGCGCAGCATCTCGCCTTGGTTCATGAACGCGCCGAAATGCGGATTGGCGGCCTTGATCGCCTTCACCCCGAACGGGTCCGTATCGACCGGCGCCGTGTAGAGCTCGATCTTGCGCTCCCGCTCTTCCCCGCGCAGCGCGTCGTCGATCAGCACCGACAGAAGATCGGCATCGCCCGGCGCCTGCGTGCTGATGATGATCGACAGCGGCTCCGGCTGCTTCGCCTGCGCCGTCTCGAGCGCCTCGTAGAGCTCGGAGCGCGGCCCGCGCACTCGCCCGAGCTCGTCGTGCACCACGAAGGCCGGCGACAGCCCGTGCGCCGTCGAGGCGTCCGCCGACAACGCCCGGTACAGCGTCCCGAGCTCGGGACAGGCGAGCTGCTTGGCCGTATCGCGGATCACGACGCTCCCGTCCAGGTCCGGAGAGAGCCGCACGCACTTCGCCGCGTAGCCGAATAGAATCCCCGCCTGGTCGCGCGACTGCGCCGCTGAGAACAACTGGCTGTTCCGCCGCGCTTCGTGACCGCACAGGTGCAGGAGCAGCAGGAACGCCGCAAATGCCGTCTTCGCGTTGCCGCGGCCCATCGACAGGATGAAGGTCCGCGTCGGCGTGTCGTAGATCCGGCGCAGCCAGCGCTTCTGGTGCGCCGTCAGCTTGACCGGCTGCCCGACGAGCCTACCCTCCGGTATCCGACAGTAAGTCTCGATCCACCCGGCATTGCGCTGCCCGCGCGTTATTCCCACGGCCTGCTACCCGAGCCGTGCCGCTCCACGGCCCGCGACGCCTTCTGCGCCTGGTAGAGCGAATGATGCGTGAGCCGCATGGAGCGCGCCAGGTGCAGCACGGCCGTCGTCTCGTCACGCATCATCTTGCGCAGGCGCTCGTGTCGCCGGAAGCCGTCCGGGTCGGCGAGTACCTGCGACGTGACCTCGGCCAACTGGCCCGCGATCTGGTCTGCTCCCACTACGTGCCGGCAATAACTGACCAGCAATGGCACGTGTTCAGGTCCAAACCAGTCCGCAGGCCTCGCATTCACCGTGCGCAGCCAGACCGCCCGCTCGGCCTCAAGTTTCAACTCTGGAGGCGGCTCCGGACGCGAAATGCCGCGGATCGGGACGGCGATCGCCAGCGAAGCCGCCGATTTACGACCGTTCTGCCTCATGTTGACTCTGGCTCATATCGACTTAGAAACGGCGTCA